GGCTCGGCCGTCGAGTCGGCCGTCGACTTGGCCGTCGGCTCGGCCGTCGACTCGGCCGTCGACTCGGCCGTCGACTCGGCCGTCGGCTCGGCCGTCCGCTCGGCCGTCTACTCGGCCGTCTACTCGGCCGTCGACTCGGCCGTCGACTCGGCCGCCGGCTCGGCCGTCGGCTCGGCCGGTTACGCCTTCTTCGGCGGATCGGTTTGGAGTTCCGGCTACAGCGCCTGGGCCGATTATTTCAACGAAGTCTGCGCAGTCGCGATCGACCGTAATTATCTAGAAATAACGGAGAGTGCAGGATTCTATTGGGTGCTCGATGGCATCTGTTTTGTATCGGATCGTCCTGCGAAAATTTGGCGTGACGCCGCAGGGCGCCTACACGCCGAAACCGGAAAGGCGATCAGCTATTCCGGCACAGGCTGGGGACTCTATGCCTGGCACGGCTATCTCATCCCCGACGACCACGCTTGGATCATCACCGACAAGGCCAAGATCACCGCCGAAGCGATCTTGACTGAGCCGAACGCCGAGTTGCGCCGCGTCATGTGCGAGATCACGGCGTTTGAACCAATTCGTAAGCTGGCGAAAACCGTCAGCAAAGATGTCGACGGTAATGGCCATCCGCGCCGACTATTGATTGTCAATGTGAAGGACGAGGCGCTTCGCATCATTGAAGTCGTCAACGGCTCGATCGAGCCTGACGGCACACGCCGCAAGTTCCTGCTTGGCGCAATGCCCGGCAAGACGCCACATGAGGTGATTGCGGCGAGCTACGGGATCAATCCAAAGCACTACCGCGAAGCTGTTCGAACATAACGAATCAGGACCAAATCATGCCTATCCGGTTTTCACCCACGCCAGCAACATCTAGGAGTTCGGAATGAGGCCGCTTTGCATCTATCACTCGCCCTGCGCCGACGGCTTCACTGCCGCGTGGGTCGTCAATCGCGCCTTCGAGGGAGAAGTTGACTTTCACCCTGGAGTTTACGGACAACCTGCGCCAGACGTCGCGGGCCGTGATCTCATTTTGGTCGATTTTTCCTACAAGCGTCCGGTTCTTGAGGCGATGCTGCAATCTGGCGACGCGCGGCAAGCCAACAGCATCCTGGTGCTCGACCACCACAAGACGGCCGCCGAAGACCTTGCCGGACTGGCAAAGCCGGAAGGCTCCGAAATGCCAGGCTGCTATGACCCGACTTTGTGGCGGCGGAAGTGGGAAAGCTGGTCGGAATGGCCGGTTCGGTCCATCTTCGATATGGAGCGCAGCGGCGCTCAACTCGCGTGGGATTTTTTCTTCGCTGACAACGGCGAGCCGCATCGGCCACGCTTGGTCGATTACGTCGGCGACCGCGATCTGTGGCGTTTCTCCCTGCCCCAATCGCGCGAGGTCAACGCCTTCGTCTTCGCTCACGAATATGACTTCGCCCAATGGGATATGCTGGACACCGCCCTACAGACTGACAGCGACGTCGAAGACTTCGCGCGCGCCGGCGCGGCAATCGAGAAGAAGCACCACAAGGACGTCGCCGAGCTTGTGCGCGTCTGCCAGCGCACCATGATCATCGGCGGCTACGCCGTGCCGGTCGCCAACATTCCGTACACGCTGACGAGCGACGCCGGGAACCTGATGGCCAAGGGCCTGCCATTCGCTGCTTGCTACTGGGACACGCCGGGCGGCCGCGTGTTCTCTCTCCGCTCAACCGACGAAGGCATGGACGTCAGCTTGATTGCCAAGAGCTACGGCGGCGGCGGACATCGCAACGCAAGCGGTTTTCAAATGCCGCTCGGCTGGGAAGGCGACCGCAAGGAATAGCGGCAATGGGTGAGAACCGGATAAGCATGGACCAAATCAGATGCAGGAACAGAACGGACCGAACGCACCGTCGCGCCAGATGGGCGTCCGCGTGCCGACCGACCTGGTCATAGCGCGCGACCGCGCCGCGGCGATGTGGCGCGATTTGTCGCTCACGTCAGCGCAGGTCGCCGAGCAAACCGGGCTGCACCGATCGAATCTGACGAAGCTGTTCGGCCCGCGCACACGCGGCCGCTGATCGGCGGCGGTCGCGTGGCGGTCGCACGGCGGGCGTTTGGCGCGTCAAACCTTCTCCAGGGCCATGAGCGTTTTCGGGCCGATCTGGCCGTCGACGTCGACGCCGACGAAGCCGGCCTGTTTCTGGAACGCCGCCACCGCGACCTTGGTCAACGGCCCGTTGAGGCCGTCGCATACGAAGCCGACACTGAGCGGAACCTTCAGCGCGACGAGCTTTTCCTGGACCCACAAGACTGAGCCGGCCGGCGGGTCGCCGGGCAGTTCATCGGGCTCCTTGCGGGTCGTTCCGCTCGGCGACAATCTCCACGCATACGCCTTGGCGCGGTCGCGGGCGTCGGCATAACGCGATTGACGAAGTAGGTGATGTAGGGCAAAATTCATCCATGCCCATCCTCAAAAATCCACGCCATGAGATGTTCGCCCAAGAAGTCGCAAAAGGCTCTGGCGTTGCTGAGGCTTACGCGGCTGCAGGGTTCAAGCCAAATCCAGGCAACGCACGCCGCCTGAAGATGAACGAAGCGGTGGCGAAGCGAGTTGAAGCGTTGCTCGACCGCAGGAGCCGCATCGAAGAGACCGCGACGAAGAATGCGGTTGAAAGGCTGTCAATCACCAAAGAGCGCATTCTAGAGGAACTGGCCTCAATCGCCTTCGTAAATATGGCCGACTACATGCGGGCCGGGAAAGATGGCGATCCGTACTTGGATTTCAGCGCATTAACGAGAGCACAAGCTGCCGCTCTGTCTGAAGTGACGGTAGAGGACTTTGCGGAAGGGCGCGGCGAGAACGCGCGCGCGGTTCGGCGTATCAAGTTCAAGCTCTGGGATAAAAAGGGCGCTTTGATTGATCTCGGTAAACATCTCGGGATGTTCCGTGAAAAGGTCGATGTGAGCGGCACGGTTGATACGGTGGTGAGGTTTGTCATGGAGTCGGCGCCGCCAATCCTGGAGCTTGAAGCCGTCGAGGTTGCGGACGAAGGCAAAGCGGCGTAAGTTCCGCCTCGTAGCAAGAGACCGCCATCATGCCACTTAGGGCAGGCCGCAGCCGCAAAGTTATCTCGGCCAACATCCGAGAGATGGTCGCGGCCGGCCATCCCCATGATCAGGCGGTCGCGGCCTCTTTGAGGACCGCGGGCATCAAACGAAAGGGCGGACCTATGGCGAAGCACGAAGGTTTCAAACATCCTCATGGCGGCGACAAACCCTATGGGCACGAATCCGGCATGGCTGGCGAGCACGGCATGAGCCCGCGCAAGGCGATGGCCTCGGGCAAGATCGGAGGCGGCAACTTCGGCGCCGAATCGTATGACGAAGTGCATGGCGGGACGGGGCATCACCCGGACCACACGGCGCACACCGGCATGCGCGACGCGATGGAAGATCACGAGCGCGCGACGCCGCCGGGCATCCATCACACGAAGGGCCATTTGCCGGCGCAGGCCGCGCCCCGCCACGGACCGCACATGGACGGTTGGGATCGGGAACCGAAGGCGTAAGCACATTCACCGCTGCTCGCCGGGCGTGGCGTTGCTCGGTTGAGCCTGGCGCCGCAGACTGGTCATCGCCCCCCCCTCCCGCCAGTCTGCGGCGCTCCAATGCCTTTTAGGAAACCGCCATGGCACGCTATGAAGATTCCCCGGCTGATCGCGCCGACGACAAGCGCATGGCGAAGAAGCGCGGGATGTCTTTGAAAGAGTGGGAATCGTCGGCCGAGGACGCCAAACGCGACGCTGCGGCGCAATCGAAGCTGGATGGGAATGGCGCCAAGGAGACGACGGGTATCGAGAAGGGTTCGTTTCAGACCTCCGGCGTCAATGACGACGTCGAGCAGAGCGAACCGAAGGCGCACGGCGGAATTCCCAATCATCATTTCGCCCACAGCCGCCCAGTAACTTACTGAGAGGGCTTGACGATGGCTGACAACGCGCTCGCCTTTCCGCCCTCCCAAGACTTTGCTTTCGCGCCAGCCGAGAGCAATAATCAGGACGAGGCGGCGCAATCCGAGCAGCGCAATCAGCAAATCCAGCAAGGCTTTGACGCACAGAGGTTCCAGCGGACGATCGCGCAGGGCCTTGGTTCGGCTCTCTCCAAGCAGGCGGCGCAGTCCGCACAGCAGCAGCGGCAGATTCAGCAGCTCGCTGCAGAGCGACAGAAAGGGCAGTGAAATGGCAACCAAGGCATTCCGAACCAAGAGCGGCGGCGTAAGCGCGCGCGGACGTGAGGGCGCCAAGGCCAAAGGCCAGACGATGCCCGGCACTGGCGGCAAGTTCCCGATTCGCAACCTGTCGGATTTGTCCAACGCCAAGCATGACATCGGCCGGACCAGCGAGCCCCATGCAAAGGTCGTCGGGTGGATCAACAAGCGCGCCCGTGAACTCGGCGGCAAGCCAGTCGGTGAGCATCGCTTCGCGCATAAGAGGCCGCGCGCTGGCTGACTGGACATCGTCTCTCTTGACATCAGTCGCAAATAGTCGCTAATTGTCGCATGGATGCGCCGAAATGCAGAACATGCGGAGAGAGACATTGGGGTCCCATCTGCGAATTGTCTCCGCCGACTACTGCGTCACGTGCGGGACAGAAATCGGAGAGGGGCGCAGTGAGCTCCTTGCACCGGGGTATCTCGGCTTCGCCGGCGCCCATTGTTGCTGCCTCGACTGCTTCTCCAGGGCCGAAGCCCATTGTGGAAGGCAGGCCGAAAAGTGGGCGTCCTCTAGCCAGCCAAGCGCACCTGACGATCGAATCGCAGAAACCTTGGCTGACCAGCAATCCCCCAATGTCGCGAGCGACGTGGTATCGTCGCGAGGCGAAAAGGAAACAGTAGAGATCAAAGGCCGCAAGCCCAGTGGCAAGTTCGATCGCGCCTCTTACCAAAAGGCGTATATGCGCGACTACATGCGCAAATATCGTCGCCGCAAGGCAGAGAAGGAACAGGCAAAGTGAGAATGATCATTGACGGCGAGCGATGGTCCGCGACAATTCTCTCATCGCCCGAAACTCACTCAGACGATCTGATTCATTTGACGGCGACGGTCGACGCCGACACGAAGGATGATGCAGCCGCCGGCGCAAAGTGCATCATGGACCTCTTTGCGAAGGGGCGCGAGGCATTCATCCGCGTGCAGCCCGAAGTGACGACGCAAAAGAACTTCGAAATGGATAAGATAGAAATCCGCGGCTACGTCCGCTTCTCATTCAAGCTCGCGGCAGGCGAGTGGATTGACGTGTCGCACGGCGCAGAGGAAGTGAGCTACATAGGGGCGCAGAAATGAGAATGCGCCGAGGGGAACCGTTCGTCTTGACTGGACCGCGAAGCAGCGACGTAATTGTTGCGGCGATCCTCGACGGCCAATGCCATATCTTAAATCGGGTAGAGCCGGACACGATGCTGGCGATGCGCGAAGACGACGGCGACGCCTTGGGCATTCCCGTCATCTACAAAGACGATGGGAATGGCGTTTCTGTCTGGCCTCTTCCTGATGACGATTACGAGGTGGAGTTACTATGAGCGAGCATCAATTGAAAGACCTCTCCCGTATCATCTCCGTCACGTTGCCGACATGCGGCACATGCTCGTTCGCGCAGGCGTTCAAATCGGAGGGCAGTGCGGATTGCTTCGGTGTTCCGCCATCCGTGCATGTGATCGGCGCGGGCAAGGACGTGCTTGGACGCCCAGCGCTGCAACTAGAGACGTTTGTGCCCCGGGTGGCGGCCAATCGGCCGGCGTGCTCGCTGCATCGGCCTAGGGTATCGTTCGAGACGGTTAGCCATAGCTGACCGACCTGATGGACATCCGCTACAGCTATGCGCATGTCCCGACGATCCGAGAGTTTGCAGCGTCGAATGCCCGCGTGCGGGGGATACGCGGACCATTTCGCTCCGGGAAAAGCTCTGGCTGTGTCGTCGAGATCGTCCGCCGCGCTCTTGCTCAGAAGCCGGGGATTGATGGCGTCAGGCGCACGCGCTGGTTAGTGGTGCGATCGACCTACCGGGAGCTCGCGGACACGACGATTCGAACCACGCACATGTGGCTGCCGCCGCAGCATTTCGGGCGGCATTATTCGACCGATAACCGCTACGTCGTGAAGGGTTTTGAGGGCGCCGAATTCGAGATATTATTCCGCGCACTTGACAAGCCCGACGATATTTCAAACCTGCTCTCGCTTGAAATCACAGGCGCGTGGATCAACGAGGCGCGCGAAATCCCCTGGGCGATCGTCGACGCTGTGCAAGGCCGCATTGAGCAATATCCGACCAAGGCGATGGGCGGCTGCACCTGGGCCGGCCTGTTCATGGACACGAACCCGCCTGATCAAGATTCGGACTGGTATCGCTTTTTTGAAGAGAAGAAACATCCGGAGTGGTTTGCAAAGCAGTTTGTGCAGCCGTCCGGTCTGTCGGCTGCGGCGGAGAATATTCCCAACCTCACCAATCCGAATTATTATAAGCTGCTCGCGCAGGGCAAAAAGCCGGAATGGGTCAAGGTCTACATCCAGGGCGACTATGGCTTCGTGGTTGACGGCAAGCCGGTCTATGACGAGTACAGCGATACGCTGCACCGGAGAGAGGTGAACCCGGTTCCTGGCGTTTCAGTCATCCGCAGCTATGACTTCGGGCTTTGTTACGACGATCAGACCGAAGTGTTGACGGCGGCAGGTTGGAAATTATTTGCGGACGTCGATGAGAAGTCTGATTTAGCTGCGACACGCAATCCGTCGACCGGAGAATTCAGCTACGCGCCGATCGCCTTCAAGATCGCCAAACCATACAAGGGCGAGATGTTGGAGTGGGACAGCACAGAGCTAAATCTTTGCGTGACCCCAGAGCATCGTGTCCCGTTCACTCATCGTGAGACGCCAAATCAAGTCCGGTGGCAAAGCGCGGAATGGCTAGCGCAGCACATGAGCGGTCATCATTATGTGGATCTGACATCCAAGTGGGGGCGCGCGCTCCCCGATGGCGCATCATTCCATGGCATGGAGCCTATGGCCTTTGCTGAGTTCATGGGTCTCTATCTTTCTGAGGGAACGAGCGACGGCAAAAGAATCGTAGTTTATCAGAAAGATCGTAAGCCGGGCATGCAACGTATTATGGATGCAACAGGATTGCCCTGGGCGTGGCGACAGTGTGGGAAGATATTTGGGTGGTGCTTGTGGGATAAGCAAATAGGGTCGTTCCTGAAATCATTGGGGGTTCAAAAGGTCCGACATATGCCAGAGGAGCTTCGGTTCCTACCATCCCGACATCTCCGCGCCTTCGTAGAGGCATATACGATGGGTGACGGCCATATTCGTCAGCGCAACAACGGTGCCGTAGAGCACACTATATTTACATCATCTGAACGCATGGCGGCAGAGTTTCAAGACATCGCACAGAAGGTCGGATGGAATTCATCGGTGCGTGTTGTAAAGCCACAGACAAGCATAATGGATGGCCGATCAATTATGAACGGCGGCGGCTTTAGCGTGACATTTAAGAAGCGAGCGACACGGGCAGAGCTACTGAAGCGGAATTTTCAGCGCATTCGATACGACGGAACGGTCTATTGCCTGAATGTTCCATACCACACGCTGTATGTTCGTCGGAAGGGGAAGCCTAGTTGGAATGGGAATACCCCGGCGTGTTGCTTTTCGCAGCTCCTTCCTGATGGTCGTTGGCTTGTGTTCG